CGATGAGCAATGCTCAAGAGTCATCGAGAAATTCGTGACTACTGATGCTGAATTGGATCGTCTCGACCTTTCGAAGGCGGCTTCCGAGATCCTTTTGGAAGCTCAGAGGTTCCTGGCACGTCTCTTTAAGCGGTTTGATCCGCGAGAGATAGTGCCACGTCATGGTCCAGGTGCCGTCGCTTCTGGTGAGAAGCTCAATGAGAAATGGACCTTCAAGGTCCACTATCATCGCATTCACGAGAAGTATCCGTACTACGACTATTTTGTCGCAAATCGTACGGAGGAGTTGTTGGATCGAGTCAAATGGTACCGGAATCTCAGAAGAGAGATTTCCGGTTGCACAAAAGTTGTGCTAGTACCAAAAGACTCTCGCGGTCCCCGTCTCATTTCTAGTGAGCCATTGGAGTATATGTATCTCCAACAGGGGCTTGGGCGAGAAATCACCCGCCTCTGCGAAAGCCATCCTCTAACGAGGGGCTTCGTGAACTTCACTGACCAGTCGATTAACGGGCGCTACGCCTTCGAGTCCTCTATGGACCGTCGGTATGCGACCCTCGACTTGGAAGAGGCATCAGACCGGGTGAGTGTAAAGCTTGTTGAGGCTCTGTTCCCACCGTGGATCACTCCTTACTTGCTCGCACTCCGTTCAACGCACACGCAGCTTCCTAATAAGGAAGTTATGGCACTGAATAAGTTCGCGCCTATGGGTTCAGCTTTATGCTTCCCCGTTATGTCGCTTACTCTCTATGCCATCTCCAAAGCGTGTGTTAAGTTTCACGGCAATGGCTGCGATGATGTATTGGTGTATGGCGATGATCTCGTCGTACCATCAACTATCGCAGAGACTCTCATGGGTTTGCTCCCTGCCTTTGGGCTTAGAGCTAATTCCAAAAAGAGTTTCTTCAGGGGATATTTTCGCGAATCGTGTGGCAGCGATGCCTTTAGGGGCGTTGCTGTTAATCCACTACGAGTGCGGAAACCCTGGAGCGGCAGTCCAAAAGATGCAGCAGCTTTCGCAAGCTACTGGGCACTCAGTCAGGCTATGCTTGACAGAGGGTTTTGGAGAAGTTCCAAATTTCTTCAGGACCAGGTTGAAACCATGTACGGAAAGGTCCCCTACGGGACCTCTACGTCCGGCTATATTTGCCGGCCCGTCTCAGCAGTTAATGCCGAACGGCTTAATGTTTCTTCCAGGCTCAGACGCCGATGGCGGGCTGATCTTCAGAGATGGGAGTTTCGGTGTAGATCAATTGGATCACCCGGAATTAAATCTCCCTTATCTGGTTGGCCTCGTTTATTGAAGGCCTTAACTAGCCCTTCTTTAGGCGACCCCCAACTTGGAGTCGAATCCCGATCGACTAAAATAAGAACGGGATGGTGGCCAGTCTAGCACATTGCTGACTGGATGGACAGTAAG